GTCTTGAAAAGAAAACCCTGAGTGAAAAAGAAGCAAAAGAATTTTGGGAGGCTTTGCAAGCTCATGGCAAGTATAGCTTCAACAAATCACATGCTACCGAGTATGCAATTATCGGTTACTGGTGTGCTTATGTCAAATACTATTATCCAACGGAATTTATTTGTGCAAACCTGATTCATGGCTCTGAAACCAAGAAGGAAGAATTGATTGAAGAAGCAAAGAGATTGGGATTAAAATTGGTTTTACCAAAGGTCGGTATTTCAGATGCGTTCAGATGGGCTGTAAAAGAAAATAAACTTTATGTTCCGTTTATAGAAATCAAAGGCGTTGGAGAAAAGACAGCAGAAGCTTGCATGAATATCAAAGCAAAAGGGAGCAAAAAGGGATTTTTCGAGTCTGTTCAAGTGCAAGAAAAGAAAACAAAGATAGAAAAAATTCTTGAACAAATCGGGGCATTTGGAAACGATCCGACAGGTGATGTAGAAGAATATTTTACATTTACTGTCAATGGTAGAGTTAATCATAAAAAAGGTTATAGTAAAATATTTCAAAAAACATTACCCGTGAATGAGAGAGTATTATCTTGTGAACGATGTGAACTATGCCAGGAATGTTCAAGTCCTGTTTTACCATCTCCCGGATACTTTAACATTATGATCTGTGGAGAAGCTCCGGGAAAAGATGAAGATAGGCTTGGAAAAGGATTTGTCGGTAAATCTGGTCAAGATGTTTTATGGCCTGCATTGAAAGAACATGGATTGAAAAGATCCGATTTTCATATCACAAACATCTGTAAATGTTACCCAAGCCAAAGCAAAACCCCGACAAGAGAACATATTACAAAATGCAAAAGATGGCTTGAGAATGAGATTGAATACCTTAAACCCGCATTGATTCTTGTCTTTGGAAATACGGGATTAAAGGCTTTTACAAATAAAGAATCTGGAATAATGGATTTGAATGGTAAGATTGAGTGGAATGATAAATACCAGACTTATATTTGTTGGTGCATTCATCCTTCTGCCGTATTAAGAAATCCATCTAACAAGAAATTGTTTGTAGAAGCGATTGATGCTTTCGTTAACAAAATAAAAGAATTGGGAGGAATATAATGAAACCGTTGCACATTGAGTATAGACCAGAAACGTTTGAGGAATTTATTGGCAATGATTCGTTGGTTAGAAATATAAAAGGTGTTTTAAATAGAACCCAAACCTTTTTGTTTCACGGCATGAGAGGATGTGGCAAGACCACTCTGGCTAGACTTATCGCAAAAGAATTGCAAATCGACAAAATGGATGTTTATGAAATTGATGCGGCCGATAAAACGTCTGTTGATGATGCAAGACAATTAAAAGCAACCGCATTTTTATCACCTCTTGCCGGCAAAAAGAAAATATATATCATCGACGAATGCCATCGCTTATCTGGAAATGCTATGGACTCATTGTTAAAGATATTTGAAGAACCACCCAAATTCTGTTATTTTATTTTATGCACTACAGAACCCGAAAAGGTTTCCGCTACCATCAAAAGCCGTTGCAAATCTTACGAAGTAAAACCGATAGATGATGAAAATGCATTGAGACTCATTGATTGGATATGCACCGAAGAAAAGATAGTAATGAGTTCAAAGATCAAACAAATTATTATTGATGAATGTAATGGCATTCCAAGAGAGATTGTTATTGCGGTTGACATGTTGAGAGCCATAACCGATGTAGCAGAAGCAGAGGCATTGATAACCAATAAAACCAATCCAAAAGTAATTGATCTTTGCAGGGCATTACTCAAGAAAGAAAAATGGAAAATCATTGCGGGCATATTGAAAGAGCTTAATGAAGACCCTGAATCAATCCGATATGCTGTATTGGGATATATGTCATCGGTATTGCTTAATGGGGACAACAAACAAGCACCTTTTGTAATTAGTTCTTTTTCAGAATCATTTATTTATTCGAAAAAGGCAGGATTGGTTTTAGCTTGTTATCAGTCAGTTATATGAAAAATATGATATAATAAAAGAAAAAGGAGGAACAAATCATGTCAGACTATATGGAAGAAATTAAAATCAACAAACATCGTCTTGAAGAAGAAATCATCAATCAACCGGGACTTTACATTAAGTGGGCAGAAAAGTCAGCAAGAGCAATGGTAAATCGTATCGAGCTCGATAAGAAAAAGAAATTGGTTCGTGCCGAGCTTGATCGAAAGTACAGATTAAAAATTGAACAGGCAGGAGAGAAAGTCACAGAAAATAGACTTGATGCCTATATTCGTATGGATGAAGAATATAAGGCGGTCAATGAAAAGCTTCTCGAAGCAATAGAAGAAGAAGCAATCATGGTCGATGTTAAGTGGGCTTTCCAGCAACGCAAAACTTCTCTTGAATTATTACAGGAAGGGATCATCAATGGTATTTATGCTGACCCCACTGTCAATACAAAAAAGGCACTCTCAGAAAAAATGAATAAGAAGAGAGGATAAAATGGATATTTTTCTGTTGATTATATACCTAATCAATGGATGTATTGCGTTGGTTATATTGTATCTCGTATTGAGGCTTTTTGCATTTAGTCTGTTTAAAAGTTACTTCCAAGCGAAGAGCGAATTTTTAACCATGTTGAAAAAGAAAAAGGAGGATTTTAAGAATGAGCAGTAAAAATATGAGGGAGCAGTTGGCGAAGCGCCTCAAAGAGAATCAGGAGCGTAACGAGTCATTTGGTGGAGGGCTTCTCTTTAAAGACGAAGAGGCGAAAAAGAGAATTTGGAAATGTGGAGAAGGAAAACATATCATTGACATTTTGCCGTACGAGGCGGGCAAGTTTGATCCTTCAGCTTCAAAGGGAGAGGTTCAGTATGTTTATGAATATTATTTTCATGCCAATCTTGGAATTGAAGGTAAAAACCAAGTCATGTGTTTAAACAAAACTTATGGCAAGCCGTGCCCGATTTGTGAAGACATTGCAAGGCTGAAAAAGAATGGCGAAGATGAAGATGTCATCAAATCGTTGATGCCCAAGCGTAATCCGAAATCCGTTTATAACATTATCTGTTATGACAAGGGTGAAGAAAAGAAAGGCGTTCAGCTCTTCGTTGTTTCTCATTGGTTTATGGGAAAACATCTTCTTGAACTTGCAACAGTTCCCATTCGGGAAGGTATGGATGAAAAGATTGATCCCATTATTCCTTTCATGGATCCCGACGAAGGCAAATCAGTTTATTTCCGACGTGAAGGAACCGGCCCGAACGATACAAAATATTATGGTCATCAGTTGCTTGACCGCCCAAAGGGTTTTAAGATCAGTAAAGATGTTCTTGATGATTGTTTCTGTCTTGACGAAATAATCAAAATTCCCACCTATGATGAAGTACTGGATATTTATAAATCCGGAAAAGCCACTGACGACGATGATGCTGATCGTCCTTCTCGCAGAGCAAGAGCTACCGATGATGACGATGAGAAACCTTCTCGGTCCAGAAGAAGAGATGAAGACGATGATGAAAGACCCGCCAGAAAATCAAAACAAGATGATGATGTTCAGGCGGATCAGTGTGAGTTTGGTCACAAATTCGGGAAAGACGCAAACAAATATCCCGATGATTGCGAACAGTGTGATCAGTGGCGTGATTGCGTAAAGAAAACGCGTGAAGCAAAGTTGAAAGAAAAAGAAGAATCGGACGAAAAGCCGGCTCGAAGACAGAGAGATGAAGATGAGGAAAAACCTTCCAGATCATCTCGTCGTGAAAAAGATGAAGATGAAGATGAAAAGCCTACTCGTTCACGACGCTCCAGAGAAGATGAGGATGAGGATGAACGCCCTTCAAGACGCCGTGCAATAGAAGATGAGGATGAAAAACCCTCAAAGCGGGAACATGAAGAAGACGAAGATGAAAAGCCTTCAAGACGACGTGCGCGCAGATAGCCCTTTCTTCCTTCTTGGTGGCTAGGCAAATGTAATTAGTTTCCAAAATAGTCTACCACCAAGAAGGTCTTTCATGGAGACAAAAATGAAAAAAGAAATTGAACAAATTAAAAGTGACATCAAAAACTTTACCCCCGCATCAAAAGAAAGAACGGAATTTATCAGTTCTGGCTCTACCCTTTTGAATCTTGCATTGTCGCAAAAGGGTATTCATGGTGGGTTTGCACGAAACAGAATCATCAATATCGTTGGTGATGGTAGTTCTGGTAAAACATTACTTGCTCTTGAAACAGCACACTGGGTGTTCAGAAATATAAAAAAGATCAAATCAAAACTTTTTCCATCGGTAAAAGAAGTCAAGATTGCATACATCAACCGTGAACGGGTTATGGATTTTCCCATTGAAAAAATGTATGGACAAGACTTTGTCAATGCAGTTGAGTGGCGGTATGATATTGCAACCGTTGAAGAATTTGGAAGATATTTTGGAAGACTTGCTCTTGAACATAAAGAAAATGAATGTTTAATTGTCATTCTTGACTCTTGGGATTCTTTAAATTCAGAAGCGGGTCAAGAGCGATTTAAACAAGCTGCATTAAAAGACGAAAGCCCCGATGGTAGTTACAAGACAGAAAAAGCCGCTTACGCCAGCAAAGAATTTTTTAATAATGCTTGTGATCTAATGACAGGAAAAGACATCACTCTTTTTATTATCTCGCAAACAAGAACAAAAATAGGCATTACATTTGGAGAAAAGCATTACCGTTCTGGTGGCGATGCTTTAAATTTTTACACCCATCAAGTTCCATGGCTTGCTGAAATTGAGAAGCTTAAAAAGACCTTCAAGGGAGAAACCAGAGTTTATGGCGTAAGGATGCTTGCAAAGATCAAACGAAATAAAGTTGCAAAACCATTTAGGCAAGCTGAATCTATTATTTTATTCGACTATGGGATAGATAATATCAGCAGTATGATCAATTATCTTTGGGGGCCAAGAGCAAGCAAGATTGAGTTTGATGGTTATATCTTTAAGAATCGTGAAGAGTTTATTGGATATATCGAAGAAAATGATCTTGAAGATGAGCTGTCAAAAATGTGTGAAGATCAATGGGCTGAAATTGAAGAAGCAATGGTTCCGGAACGCAAGAGGAAATTTTAATGAGACTGGTAATAGACTGTAATGGTCTTGCTTATAAAAGCGTTTATGCAATGTCCGAACTATCATTCAAGAAAAATCCAACAGGGGTCATTTATGGATTTCTTGAACAGATATATCTCTTGGCAGAAAAGTTCAATACCAATCAATTTGTATTTTGTTGGGACTCAAGAAGATCATACCGAAAGCTTGATTGCAAAACTTATAAAAATCGTAAAATTGATGAAGACAAAACAGACATTATTAAAAAAGCCCATGAGCAGTTTTTTGAAATGAGAAAGAATGTATTGCCGCAAATGGGGTTTAGAAATGTCTATCATCAAACAGGATATGAAGCAGATGATTTGATTGCATGGTGCGTTGCTCGTTTCCCAGATGAATACATAATTGTTTCAAAAGATAATGATTTGTTACAATTGTTATCAGCAAACAAGTATGCACCAATCTCCATTTATAACTTTTCAAATATTGTTACCGCAAACGATTTTACAAAAAAGTATGGTTTAGAACCTTATCAGTGGGCTACGGTAAAAAGCCTTGCGGGTTGTACATCTGATACGGTTCAGGGCATTCCGGGAATTGGAACAGAAACCGCCGTAAAATATTTGAACAATGTATTGAAAGACGGGAAAGCAAAGCAGAAAATTGAAAGCGAAGAAGGCAAAAGGATAATGAAAGAAACATTTAATCTTGTTGCGTTGCCTTATGCTGGAGATGAACAAATCAATATCAAAGATCCTGTCAATGATGAATTTTATTCATTAGATTTCATGGATGTATTTAAAGAGTATGGGTTTAATTCATTTCTCATTGACGAGAAATTTGATAAATGGAGGAAAGTATTTCAACTGAACAAGGGAAGAAAATGAACGAAGGAATAAAATATGACAAGGATAAACAAGGTTGGTATCCCATGCCTCTTGTTATCTTAAAGCCTCTTGCAGATGTTTTCTTGGCAGGAGAAAAAAAATATGAAACTTTTAATTGTCTTAAACCATTTGAAGATAGCGACAGAAGATTTTGGGATGCCATGATGAGACATGCCGAGGCTTGCCAAATTGATCCATTAGCGATTGATGAAGAAACGGGATGTTATCATGGCGCACAAATAGCTTTCAATATGTTATTAAGAATTTTCAATGCTAGGAGGAAATGAGATTATGGTATATGTTGGAATTGATCCGGGGCAACAAGGCGCTATTACATTAATGGAAGATATGACAAAAGACAAAATTACTATTTATGATATGCCTTTGTTGCCGCAAAAGGGAATTGATGGAAAAGAATTGCATGATTTATTTTTATCCATCAAAAGAGATTGCAAATCTATATTCTGTATTCTCGAAAAAGCACAAGCAATGCCTGGACAGGGAAGTGTAAGCGGGTTTAATTATGGTGTCGGTTATGGGAAAATCTTATCAGCGTTGGAAGTAAATCAAATCCCTTTTCAAGAAGTTCACCCAATGCGTTGGAAAAAAGAATTTGGCATTACATCAAAAAGAGGCAAGGCAGAACCGAAACTATCAACGGCAGATAAAAAACAGCT